CTTTTGTGGCGTTCTACTTCTGCCATTACTTCTATTCTTTTCTATACCGATGCTAGTAACAACTTTGCCACTGGCACAACCGCGACTCTGTATGGGATAAAAAATGCCTAGTACCTACACACTCATCTCATCCAATGTACTTAGTAGCACCGCTGCATCTGTTACCTTCTCTGCTATTCCTAGCACTTATACGGATTTAGTAGTGAGGCTAAGTCTTAGAGATACTGGTGCAGGTCTAGATGGTCTTTATTGGCTTACATTTAACGGATCTGGTGGTACTGCGTACTCAAACACTTTTCTCTACGGTTATGGAACAGGTACTGGCTCAGGTAGAGCAGCTAATCAAGCTGGCATTTATGATCTTTACGGTTTAGATGGATCAACTGCTACCGCAAATACTTATGCTTCAAGTGAGATTTACATACCTTCTTACACGGTGGCACAAAACAAACCAATTTCACAATTTGGAGTACCTGAAACTAATGCCGCAAGTTTTTCTAATGGTATGGGAATAACGGCTGGCCTATGGCGTAACACAGCTGCTATTACAAGTCTAACAATTCAAAGCAGTATTACTTCCTTTGCATCCACATCATCTTTTTACTTATACGGCATCAAAAACTCATAAGGAGCAACAATGACAACACCAACAGCAATCGAAATCAACTGCGAAACAGGCATCGTGACAGAGCGCCCATTGACTGCCCAAGAGATCGCAGCCAATGAAGGAGCACAGGCACAGGCTGAAGCCGATGCCAAAGCCGCAGAAGAAGTGGCAACGGCAAAGGCAGCAGCCAAAGCCTCTGCCCAGGCAAAACTTGCAACTCTCGGTTTAACCGCCGATGAGGTTGCAGCACTTCTAGGCTAACTCTTCCCCCACCGATCAAGGAGCCATAATGGGCATTTCCACCCGTCAAGTCACCGTCACCACAGCAGCAACAGCACTTGTTGATGCAACGCAAGAAGCAGAGATGGTCTATCTTCACAGCTCAAGCGGCACATGCTTTGTGGGCAATTCAGATGTAACCTCAAGCACCGGATACAAGATGGATAACGGCGACAAGATCACGATTGAGAATAAAGCAAACGGAATCTGGGCAATCACCAGCTCGGGAACCGTCACGATGCAAGTGATGGCAATCGGCAAATGACAGCCCAGGATTATGCAGCTCTGATTGTTTCGATCCTTACGATTGCCGGAGCATTTGCAGCGATAACTCGATGGCTCGTAAAGCACTATTTGGCAGAATTGAAGCCCAATGGCGGCAGCTCGGTAAGCGATAGAATTTCAAGAGTGGAAAGCAGAGTCGACGAGATCTACAGCCTTCTATTGGAAAACAACAGAAGCAAAGGGGGAAGAAAATGAACCAAAGAGACAAGATGATCCAGATCGCTCAAGCAGAGCTCGGATACATCGAAGGGCCAGCCGATAACCAGACGAAATACCAGAAGGCAAACGTCGCATGGTGCGGCGCCTTCGTTAACTGGGTAGCAAAACAGGCCGGCGTAAGAATTCCAAACTGCGTCTACACCCCGGCAGGGGCGGTCGCCTTTATGGACAAGAACAAATGGCAAGATGCAGCTACGGCAACGCCAGAGCCAGGCGATATCGTCTTCTTTGATTTCCCAGGCGACGCGCTCGACCGGATCAGTCACGTAGGAATCGTGATCAAGGATAACGGCGACGGAACCGTCACCACGATTGAAGGCAACACCAGCCCCGATAAGAAGGGCGATCAACGCAATGGCGGCGAAGTGTGCCGTAAGATCAGGGCGTACCAGAACAAGAACCGGGGCAAACTCAAGCCATCATTGGCCGTAGCCATTGTCGGCTTTGGGAAACCAACCTACAAGGAGACAGAATGAACAAGCCAGCACTCGAAGCGATTATCAAGACATATCTACGAGCAGCAGCAGCTGCGGCCGTAGCTCTTTATTTAGCAGATCCAAACCAGCCAGCGAAGAATTACTTGGTGGCAGGCTTAGCAGCAATCGCAGGGCCAGTCCTTAAGGCGCTAGATAGCAAAGCAACCGAATTCGGACTCGGAGCAAAGTAGTCGATGAATCGGGGGGAAATTCTTGAAGAAGCAGCTCGACTCACAGCCAAAGATCGCCAGAAGACATATGGCGATCCAACCGTCAACCATTGCAGAATTGCAGACTTATGGACGACATACCTGGAGCAGCAGATAACCCCACAGCAAGTGGCAATCTGCATGGCGCTCGTTAAAGTCGCACGATTGATGGAAACAGAGACAGAAGACTCCTTCGTGGATTTAGCGGCATACGCAGCGATCGCCGGCGAGATTGCGACAAACAAATGAAGGAAATGATTATCCTCGTTCCGACCAGAGGACGCCCGAGCAACGCGGTCGAATTGCTTGCAGAGCACTACAAACTTTCTACACATTCAGACATCCTCTTCATCATTGACGCAAACGATCCAGAGCATGACCAGTACGAATTTGAAGTAGGCGCTCACAAGTGCATGACGATCGAGAACGAAACCCGGGGCATGGCTTACCCGATCAACAAGGCAGCAAACGCGATCGTCAAAGAAAACAAATACCAATACTTCGCCTTCTTAGGCGATGACCACCGCCCACGCACAGCCGGGTGGGATGGCATTCTCATCCAGGCAATGCAACGGCGGCCGTCAATGGCCTACAGCAACGACTTGCTACAGGGAGAACGACTTCCAACCATGATCACGATGACCTCGGACATTGTTGCAGCTCTTAACGGCATGGTTCCGCCAAAGATGAAGCATTTATACCTTGATAACTTCTGGAAGAAACTAGGCCAGGATTTAGGAGCGCTGACTTATCTCGATCACGTTATCGTTGAACACATGCATCCGATCGCAGGCAAGGCAGAATGGGATGAGGGATACAAGGAAGTCAATGCAAATGAGATATACGCATTCGACGGCCTTGCTTATCAGAATTACATTCAGAGCGAAGCCTACGAATTACTCAAGCGCAAACTAAGGCCATGAAGCAGCTCATCGCATACTCTTTATACGGCAGCCAAGAGCGATACACGATCGGTGCGATCAAGAACGCAATTCTGGCCACCAGGCACTTCAAGGGATATACCCTGCGCTTCTACACCGGGGCCTCGGTTCCAGAATCAATCAAGCAAATCCTTCGCCTCTTCCCCCACGTGCAGCTCGAAGAGCAGGATGGGCCAGAAGATCACAGAGCCAAACTCTGGAGATTTCAGGCTTTAACAGATCCAGAATTTGACGTTGTTCTCAGCCGCGATGCAGACGCCAGGCTGACGCACCGAGAACGGATCGCGCACGAAGAGTTTCTAGCAAGCGGCCTCGATTTCCACATTATGAAAGACCACCCCACAGGCCACAATTATCAGATCAGCGCCGGCATGTTTGCAGCTCGTACAAAGGCAATCCCGGCCCATTTGGATTATTACGAACAAGGCGATTACTACACAGCAGACCAGGACTGGCTGGCGGCCCACATTTGGCCGTTGATCAAGGACGCAAGCCTGATCCACGATGAGAGCTACCAAACCCCCACAGAAGGACGCAGCAAGCGCCGGCCATTTCCCATTGCAAAGAAGGCAACCCTGCACCACATAGGGGCAGCTCTTGAAGCAGATGACCGCTTTCATTTCAGTAGCGACCAAGCGATCGCAAAGGCCGAATCAGGAAGCGACAAATACCTGGCAGAATGGCTCGTATGAAAATCCTTATCACAGGAGATGCCGGCTTCGTTGGCCGCGCTTTCCACAGAGCGCTCGATAACAAAGGCCATGAGATCACCGGCATCGACATCGCAAACGGCCTAGATTGCAGAGATTTCTTCAAGAAGGACGACACCAGATACGACGTCGTTATTCACCTTGCCGCGATCGTCGGTGGCCGCGCCTTGATTGAAGGCAACCCTTTGGCCGTTGCCAGCGACCTCGCGATCGACAGCGACATGTTCCAATGGGCGGTAAGAACCAAACCAAAGCACCTCGTTTATTACAGCAGCTCGGCGGCTTACCCCATCTATTTACAAAGAGCCGCCTATAAGCAACGCCTTCGAGAAGGCGACATCAACCTCGATCACATTCGCACGCCAGACTTGAGCTACGGATGGTCAAAATTAACAGGCGAAACTTTAGCCGGATACGCCAGAGCAGAAGGCATCAACGTCACCGTCCTGCGGCCATTTAGCGGCTACGGATCCGATCAGGCCCTGGATTACCCATTCCCATCCTTGATCGCACGCGGCAAAGCCAAACAGGAACCATTCGAAGTCTGGGGAACAGGCGAGCAAGTCCGCGACTTTATTCACATCGACGACGTGGTTGCAGCTACCTTCGAAGCGATTACCAATAAGGTTAAAACTTTGAACCTTTGCACCGGGCGAGCAACCTCATTCATCCAGCTCGCAGAGATGATCATGTTGCAGCAGGGATACCTCGCACCGATCAAGAAGCACCCCGGCAAGCCAAGCGGAGTCGAATACAGAGTCGGCGACCCCACGAAAATGTTGCAGATTTATGAACCAAAGATCAGCTTAGAAGAAGGAATCGCCAGAGCACTCGCACAATAAGAAAACCCCCCATCGCCGTCTACAAAGCGATGGGGGGATTTCTGCATCCCTATTACAGATCGGACGGATCTCGAATCGGACGCATTATTCGAGCAATCTGCTGGTTGCCCCAAAAAACAAGCAACCAGTTCGGCAAGGTTGGGATTTTCAATTCTTTCTTTGGGAGCAGCACGATCAGGAAAGACCACAGGCCAAAGAAGAAGCCAAAGGCAAACCAGAACCAGATCCGGCGGCCATAGGCCAGCGCCAGGATCCCGGCAACAGGGGCAATGAGAAGGTTCCACCAACTCATCGGACGTAGGCTTTCAGAGCATCCACAATGACCTCGCTGACTGATTTCTGATCAACAGCAGCCCGGGCCTTTACAGCAGCCCACAGCTGATCGGACACCCGGACAGAACGCGCCTTCTTAACGGCCATTAGAGATCACCTCGTCGATCATGACAGAGCAGGATCCGTAGCCAGAACCAGTCCAGCACAGATCGCGAGTGCCATAGGTCAAGGCCACCAGCACAAGCAAGGCAAGGACAAGGGCGACGCGACGACGACGGACAAACTTGCGATCCATTCTCATCATTCGCCTCTCAATGCAGCTAAATATGAAGGCAAGGCAGACAAGACATTCACCATGACCGCCTGCATCAATTCAGGATCCTGGCCCTGGGCCGCATCGACAAGATTGCGACCAGCCAGTTCCATGCCATCGCTGATATCCATAAGAAGAGCTTTCATTGCAGCCATTTATTTATCCTCATTCGCTAATTGAGCCTCAAAGCAAGGCAGGCAGACGTTCATCTTCTCAACCGATCTAAATATTTCCTTGCATCCGATACAGACGCACTCATGCATTTCATACCAGCTCATCACTTTGTCGCCGTTCTGTAATTGCAGCCCGGGCATTCTTGGAAATGCATAAACTTGCCACGATCCCAAACATAGATCGAGCAGCCATGCATTTCAGTTTGGCACTTAGGACAGAGATTCTTTGTAGCCATTTTATTACCCCCACCGGCTGAGACATTCGCTCCTTGCCGATAAGAGAATCTTGGCATACGTATGGACGAACAGCAATACGAAACAAGCAAAATGAAAGTGAACTCCTGCGGTGTTATTCCTGTGAAAGCCAGGGCCACAGGCGTGGAATAGGCACTAGAAGCCGGCAAACGGCGTGTCGGCCACCGATCAGGGCCAGCGCAAGGCACAATAAGCCGACCAGGGCCACAGGCCCACCAAACAAGGGGGAACCAATGCAAACGCAATACCTGATCTTCGCCGGGGCCATAGCCGCCTGCGGAATCCTTTATTTATTACTCAAGGTCGGAGACGATCCGATTGCCAAAGAGATCCAAGAAGCACAGCAATACGAAGGCAAGCAGAAGCGGATCAAGAAGGCGCTCGAAAAATGAGTTTAGATCGACGCCCATTGTTTTCAGTACACACAAACGGCGAAGGGCGGATTGCTTTATATTTAGAAGAGCAAGATGCCGTTCTTGACCTGCTTGAAGAAGCAGGCAAAGAAGCAAACGGCGACTACATCGCAGCTTTGCATCGAGCATCTTATATAAATCAAATTTCACCAGACAGCAGCGAGTGGCTCGAGTACGAAAGAATGCGTCAGATTCTCCCGGCGACAGTTTTGCTGATCGCATCAATGACAGAGAACGAAGCGCTCGATTTAGCACAGGACATCGTGCGCAACGTTGCAGCTCGCAGAACCCCACGATTGGAGATCGTAAAGTAAAATGGCAAATCCAAACGGACGCAAAGG